CTGGAGTTGATGTTCAATTAGTTTTGACTCCAAATCCAGCAATTAGGCCAGTTACCGTTCGATTTGCACGAATGGGACTTAGGGCATAGTTAAGGAGAAAATAGAATGGCAACTGTAGACAAAGACTTTAGGGTCAAGAATGGGCTAGTTGTGGAAGGCACAACAGCTACTGTAAATGGTAATAGCGTTATTACACAGGGCGACGATACTGACGTTTTAAACGAAGGTGCCACAAATCTTTATTACACGGATGGACGTGTAAAAGATGTTCTTACTGGTTCAACACAAACAAATATTTCAATTACTGAAGTAGAGGGTGCTCTTGTCATTACCGCTGAAAATGGCGTTGCTGACTCAACAACAGATGACCTGTCTGAAGGTTCAACTAACCTTTACTTTACAGATCAGCGTGCACTAGATGCAACCTCTGCAGCCTACGATGCCGCTGGCTCAGCAGCTACCGCAGAGTCAAACGCAAACGCAAACACGGATAGCCTAATTGGTGATGGAACGGTAGATGGAACTTCAGGGAATACTGTTACGGATCGAATCAGTACAGCCGTTTCTGATCTTGTAGGCGGTGCTCCAGCACTTCTTGATACACTGAATGAACTTGCAGCAGCAATTGCTGACGATGAAGCATTCTCAACTACAGTAACAACGGCTATTGGTGAAAAGGTTGCCAAGGCTGGCGACACCATGACAGGAGATCTAACTCTTGCTGGTGCTCCAACTTCAGACCTACATGCATCAACAAAGAAGTACGTTGATGACTCTATCAATGCATTAGATACAGATGCTATTGAAGAAGGATCTACAAATCTTTACTTTACCGATGTAAGAGCTGTAGATGCTTTAGAAGCCGTTGTTCCTAACTTTACTGCGGTAGAAATCAATACTGTTTCAAAACAAGTTGCAGCAACAATTAATCTATCAGATACCAGTCAGACAGCCGTATACACCTTTGCCAAGGCAAGCTACAGATCAGCAAAGTTTATCGTAAAGTCTGCTTACAGCACGCACACAGAAATGTCAGAGGTTCTAGTAACGCTAGACACTTCAGACAACGTAGCTATTACCGAGTATGCAATTGTTTCTACTAATGGAAATCTTTGTACAATTACTGCGGGCATTAGTGGTTCAAACGTTGAACTGCTAGCTACCGCTGGAACTGCCGATACAGACGTCACTGTATTTGGTACACTTATAGCATAGATATTATGGAGGTGGTAGCACTTGGCTACAAATAGCAAAGACTTTAAGATCAAAAATGGTCTTATTGTTGAAGGTGCTACCGCCACCGTAAATGGTGACAATGTAATCACTGAAGCTTCTAGTATTTCTAATCTTTCAGATGTAGACACTTCTGGTGTTGCAGATTCTCAAGCTTTAGTCTATGACTTTGCTACTGGAAAGTGGATTCCTGGATCAGCAGTTGGAGGAGGGGGTGGTGGAAGTTATACCATTTCTGCTACCGCTCCAGGAACACCATCAGATGGAGATGTCTGGTTTGACTCAACAGATGGACTATCATACATTTATTACGTTGATGTGGATACCGCACAGTGGGTAGAGATTTCTGGAGCACAGGGTGCTCCAGGACCAGGTATTGCAGATGGCGGTACCACTGGACAAATCTTAACAAAATCTTCTAACAACAACTACGACACTGCCTGGCAAAATCTTGTATTAGACAAGTCTGTATCAGAATTAACAGATACAAATATTTCAGAACCAGCAGATGGCGAATCTTTGGTTTATGACGGTTCTCAGTGGATAAATGAAGATGTAAGCATTCCCTATGTCTCTGCAGCACCAACACCAGTTGCTGGCAAGCTATGGATTGATTCATCAAACCCAGCAGAGCCAGTCTTAAAGGTGTATAATGGTGTAGACTGGATACCAGTTTCTGGTTCTGGCGGATTAGTAGACTTTTTCTTAATGGGGGCATAAGTGGCACAAACATACAAGGTTGCAGGACAATCGTATACTCAGCAAACAACTAGAAACGTAACAGATAAAGCTGTTTCTAATAATGTTGTAACGCTTACAACAGATGTGAATCACAACATTGTTGTTGGCCAGTCTGTTACCCTCGCAGAAACCAGTCAGTCTACAGCCGTAAGCAACAAAGAACTTACTAGCAATGTTGCCACATTAACTATTGGCGCTCACAGAATTACTGCTGGACAATCAGTAACCGTAAGCATTTCTGACGCTACATTTGACGGAAGTCACATAGTTACAGCAACAACACCAACCACAATCACTTACAATTTAATTGCAAGCGACGTTGCATCCGCCTCAGCATCTGGAACGGTAGTATACTTAGACCTAGCATTTAATGGAACATTCGTTGTTGATAGTAATCCAACCACCACAACATTCACTTACACCAGGGTTGCAGAAGATATAGCTTCTACCGCTGCTTCTGGCCTTACCGCAACTCATATTCCCTGGAATGTTGTAACCACCTGCCCTGCAGGGGTATCTATGGTAATCAGCAGCCTTATGATCTGCAATCAATCTTACGGACCAGGTAGATACCAAGTAGCTGTATCTGACAGTCTAGATTTTGAAAACAAAAATATTATTTTCTATAATGACGCACTTGACACTTCAGACACCGTCACAATCACTGGAGGAATTGTACTAGACCCCACAAATAAATACCTACTTGTTGCTGCAGATATCGAGGGTATCTCTTGTTCAGCATTTGCTGTGGAGGTATCGTAATGGCTGTAACAAGAAATGATTCAAATTCACCACTACCATACTTTGGACCACTTTCTGGTATTTCAGGATATGCTAATCGTGGTGGTGAAATATTTCACTATGTTTCAAATCAAACAAACCCATACGATGTTTTGAATGCAACGTACAGAGTTCACGTTTTTGATAGGCCAGGAGAACAGGCAATTTATTTTGATAGGGCTGGATCAGTAGACGTTTTGGCCATTGGTGGTGGTGGATCCGGCGGAACAGCGTACGAGGGATACCAATGTGGAGGCGGAGGTGGCGCTGGTGGATTGCTAGAAAGTTATAATGTGGCTGTCGGACAAGGAGAAACAAGGATTAGTGTTGGGGTGGGTGGAGTAGGACAGACTACTCACAGCGGTGAGCTATACGATAGATATTTTGGAGAAGATTCCAGGTTTGGGTCATTAATAGCTTTTGGCGGCGGTTTTGGCGGCTCTAGGGGCAACAATTATTACCCGACAGCAACCGGAGGTTCTGGTGGTGGCGCAAGCGATACAGTTGCTAGCGGAGGCTCAGGTGTTCCAGGACAGGGAAACCCCGGAGGAGATACGACATATAGTTGGGATCAGGCAGCTGGTGGCGGCGGTGCCGGAGAGCCGGGCGCATCTATTACAGGTCAAAATCAATTAGGCCACGGAGGCGACGGAAGGTCTGTTGCTTTTTATAGCAATACTGCATATTATTATGCTGGGGGTGGCGCTGGAGCAACTAGTAAAACAGGAAATGGAGACCCACAAGGCGGTTTGGGTGGTGGAGCAAGTGTTATGGCTGGTTACGCAAAAGTTGGTAGTGATGCTAACTTTTATGGTGGTGGCGGTGCAGGAGGAAACGCCAACACTTCAAACGGTTGGTATTACGGTGGCGGGGGCTATCAAGGTTTAGTTATGGTTAGGTATAGGATTGGATAATGGCAGTAAATAAAATTAAGCAGTACTCTGGAACTTTTGAATACATTTATACCCCCTCGCGCCCTGGTGCATACGCAGCTAATGGTGGAGACATTACCCTGTTTACTTCAGAAATTGGTGGGGGTGGAAGAAACGTAAAAGGTGCAACATATAGAGTTCATAAATTTACTAGCTCCTCATCTATTACTTTTGATCAGGCTGGTTATATCGACCTCCTTGTTGTTGGTGGGGGCGGAGCAGGTGGAGCTTCCTATAACCACGACATGGGCGGTGGAGGCGGTGGTGGAGGCCTCATTGAGCGCTACAATCACTATGTAGACGCTACGACATATTCTATTAGTGTTGGTGCTGGCGGAACACCATCTAACGGAGCAGTATTAAATGCCAGGGGCGGAGACTCTTCTTTTGGAAATGTTGTTGCTTTTGGTGGTGGCAGAGGTAATAATAGATATGCAACATATGACAGAACATATATGGCAGGTGGATCCGGAGGTGGTGGCGCAGACAATAGCGACCTCGGTGGATCCAGCATAGAAGGCCAAGGATTTGATGGTGGTGGAGGCTGGTCAGATGTTTCTGGTGGCGGTGGTGGAGCCGGTGGCTCTGGCGGATCTCCTCTAGGTGGATACATAACTCCTTTTGGTGGCGCTGGAAAGCCAACATATTTCGACAACGATACTGGCGATTGGATGGCTGGAGGCGGTGCAGGCTCTTATAGAAACAGCAGGCGTGCCGAAAGAGGTATTGCCCTAGGTGGTCGCGGTGGAGGAGGCGATGGTGGCACAGACGGAGACGGAGAAAACAATCGACTAGGAAATGTTGCCACATATTACGGCAGTGGAGGTGCTGCAGGGTATTCTTCATCGGCTAACTGGTATTATGGCGGAGCTGGATACAAAGGTATCGTAATTGTCAGGTATCTAATAACTTAGGGGTAATATATGGCATTAAACTTTCCTTCAAACCCAGTAGATGGACAAGCATTTGGAAATTATACCTATAATTCCACAAAGGGTGTTTGGTCAGCTTCTGCTACCCCTCCAAGATATACAGTTTCTCCAAATATTCCAGCCTCAGCTGGTAATGGTGATGTTTGGTTTAATTCTGAAACCGCAAGATCATATATTTACTATGTAGATGCTGATACTGCCCAGTGGGTTGAAATTGGAGGAACAGAGGGAACTCAGGGAGTCTTGCCTTCTCTTGGAGATGCCCCCGACGTTGACGTAACAGGTCTTGCAGACGGAGACACTCTTGTTTATGATTCTGCCACTAGCAAATGGGTCCCAGGAGAAGCTGGTGGAAAATTTACTGTTTCTGGTACCGCTCCAGCAGGGGCAGAGAATGGAGATACTTGGTTTAAGTCAGATGATGGAAAAACATATATCTACTACGTCGATGCAGACGGTGGTCAATGGGTAGAGATCGCATCGAATACCACGGGGTATTTAGACATTGGTCAACTTAATGATGTAACAATTGTTTCTCCTACTACTGGACAAGCATTAACATATAATGGTAGTGGATGGGTTAATGCTACCCCTGCAAGCACGGTAGGTTCTTTAACCGATACAACAATCTCTACACCAGCAGACGGGCAAGCTCTTGTTTATGATTCTGCTTCTGGTAATTGGATTAACGCAGCCGCTGCTGGCGGGGTAGAAATTTCAGCTACCGCTCCAGTAGCACCATCACCTGGAGACTTATGGTTTAACTCTACTCAAGCTAAAGTTTATGTTTATTATGATGATGGAACCTCTTCTCAATGGGTTTCAGCTATTGGTGGACTAGCAGCACAGAGCGGTACCGATGGACAGTTTTTAATTCATGATGGCACTGAGTGGGTGGCTTCTGCTTTGGCATCATCTAATATGCCTACTGGAAGTATTTTGCAGGTTGTGTCCACCACTAAGACAGACACCTTTTCAATGGCATCCGCAACTTTCGCGGATGTAACAGGCTTGTCCGTTTCAATCACGCCTCAAAGCACAAGTTCAAAAATCTTAGTTTCTTATGATGTTCAGACTGGTGGCCCTGGTTATTCGACTGGTCAGTCAATGCTCAGACTTCTACGCGATTCGACACCTATAGCTATTGGTGATTCTGCGGGTATCAGGATTTTGGCAACCACCGGAGCTACAAATGGACAAAATGGTTCTAGCGATACAAACAGCGCACACTATCTAGACTCTCCCGCTACCGTCTCTACCCTGACATACAAGATTCAGATAAGGCAAAGTGTTGGAACAGGATATGTCAACAAAAGCTCGCTAGACGCGGACAACACTTATTATGGGCGAACAGTATCAACCATCACGGTTATGGAGGTGGCAGGCTAATGGATATTGCAACGATTCTTACCAAGCGTTACCCAGGGTCCGAGTGGACTCTCAACGGTGACAACTACTCAGGGCTGACCTGGCTATCCGACACCCCCAAACCAACCCTTGCTGAAATCGAAGGGCATTGGGAAGACGTACAACTAGAAATTGCTACAGAAGCACAATCAAAGATAGATGCTAAAGCTAGTGCAATTAGTAAACTACAAGCTCTTGGATTAACTGTTGAAGAAGTACAGGTTGCTTTCGGTTTGGAGGCATAATGACTAACATAAACTTTCCTAATAGTCCTGTAGATCAAGAAGTGTTTGGTGATCATATTTGGAACGATACCGTTGGTATTTGGGAATGGTATGTTTTGCCTGGAAACACTACCGCTGAGGATTTGCTATTAGCTGGAGAGGTTATTTCCTACGAGTTAGATTTTTTTGTTGTGTCTGGTGGTGGAGCCGGAGGCGGCTATGTCGGAGGGGGTGGTGGAGCTGGAGGGATCCTACAGTCATCTGCTCCAGCGGGTGGGGCATTGCCCAGTTCTTTTAGTTTGTCTATTGGTGCAGGGGCACCAAGCGCCGCAGCGAGCGGTTCTTCTTCAACATTTGTCGTTTCTCCAGTCGGAGGCGGAAGAGGTGGAACAGGTGGAAATGCATACCAGTATGCACCAACAACAGGAGGTTCTGGCGGTGGTGGCGGTTCTACAGATGCTCATTTAACGGGACAAAATGGAACAACTGGACAGGGAAACAGGGGGGGTAATTCACCGGGAAACTCTGGTTGGTTTACTAGTGGCGGTGGTGGTGGAGCTGGAGAAGTAGGACAAACCCCAGCAACAACTTCTTCCGTTGGGGGCAACGGTGGGGCAGGAATTTCAAACAACTGGACTGGTGAAACTTTTTATTATGGAGGCGGCGGTGGTGGTAGTTATGCAGCCGCAAACTCTTCATCGCTCAAAGGGCAAGGAGGTCTTGGTGGAGGAGGAGACGGAGGGTTGCACGAATATGGAAGTGGTGCAACACTAGTTTCCCCAGGCAATGGGTCTACTAATACCGGTGGGGGCGGTGGTGGTGCTCATATAGTAGGAGTTTCGGCGTCAACATCTTCTGGAGGATCTGGAGTAGTAATTTTTAGAGCTTCCACAAGTGCTGTAGTTTCTTTCTCAGTAGGCCTTACCGAAGCCAACGGCGGTGTTGGCCAAACCGTAGGTGCCTATAAAGTATACACCGTAACAGCAGGAACAGGAACAGTAACTATTTCTTAATGGTATAATTAACTCATGGCTCTTAACTTTCCCATTACCCCAGCAGATGGCGATACATATCAAGGGTATGTGTATGACGCCACTGCAGGAGTCTGGAATTCAGACCCACATCAGATTGCCTCTAGGTTCGTTACGTCCGCCACAGCTCCTTCTAGCCCCTCTGAGGGGGATGGCTGGTTTGACACTAACACTGCAAAGAGTTATGTGTACTACGACGGGGTATGGGTACAATTAGGAGCATTGGGTACTGTTGATCTTAATCAGATTGCTGATGTTTCTGTGTCTTCCCCCGCAAATGGAGAGTCGCTAGTTTACGACGGTACTGATTGGACAAACCAAAACGTATCAGTAGATGTCTATGATGTTAGTTCTGATTCAACAGGAAAATTTGCACTTCCTAAAGGCACTACTGCCCAAAGACCAGTAACTCCAAATAATGGTGATATAAGATTTAATACAGAGTCAGAAGAGCCCGAGTGGTATTCTGAAACAGCTGGCCAGTGGATTAAGTTTAGACTCTCCCCATCACAAGATTTTGAATACTTGGTTATTGCTGGTGGTGGAGGTGCAGGTGGACACTATTCCGGTGGAGGCGGCGGAGCCGGAGGATATCGCTCTTCGGTAGAGGGTCAGCTAAGCGGAGGCTTGTCTTCAGCCGAATCAAAATTGTCTTTTTCCGCCGGAGATGTGTTTTCCGTAATCGTGGGAGCGGGTGGAGCCGGTTCAACATCTTCTTCTGGTAGTCAACTAGACGGATCAAAAGGATCAGAATCAATTTTAACAAGCATTGTTTCCGTAGGGGGAGGAGCTGGACCAGGTGGTGGTAGGACTCTGTTAAGCTCACTTAAAGACGGCGGCTCTGGCGGAGGGGCTTCTGGAAATGTCGCAAACAATATCGGTGGTTTACCAACAACAAATCAGGGCTTTGCTGGTGGAAACGCCAGCACTAACGGAGCAAATTATGGAGCTGCCGGTGGTGGTGGCGCGGGGCAGGCTGGTCAAGGAGGAACCCTAAGCTCAAACGGGGCTGGAGGAGATGGTATTTTTTCTAATATAACTGGAACTTCTATTCAAAGAGGCGGAGGTGGAGGAGCTGGTGCACACACACCACTAATAGGTGCGCTTGGGGGCGCTGGTGGCGGCGGCAATGGTGGACAAGGTGGAAATATTTCTGGAGATTCTGGTCTCATAAGCACCGGTGGTGGTGGTGGTGGTGCTTCATATAGTGCTGGCGCGGGCGCTGCAGGCGGATCGGGTGGAAGCGGAATAGTTGTTGTAAGATATCCAGCAACAATGAATCTAACTATCGGCGGAGGGCTAACATTTACAACAACTGTTGTTGGAGATAAAAAAGTTACCCAATTTACTGCGGGTACCGATCAGGTTACGGTAGGATAGATATATGGTAGCTTTAAACTTTCCAGATAATCCAACAGATAACCAAGAGTTTAATGGTTATATTTATGACGCTACCCGCGGGGTATGGGATGTTAAATTAGCATCAGATCCATTAGGTACTATTAATATCGTTACCCCCACAACAGGAGATGCCTTAATCTTTGACGGAACAAACTGGATAAATCAAGAAATAGTTACAAATCCTTATAGTACTTCTACAAGTGCTACAGACTTCTTTGCTTTGCCTAAAGGAACTACTGCCCAAAGACCAGCTACCCCAAATAATGGTGATATTAGGTTTAATACAGACTTGGGATATCCTGAGTGGTACTCAGAGGGAATCCAGGAGTGGATAAAATTTAAAGATGTTGCAGATGCAGATTTTACAGCAACATACTTAGTTGCTGCTGGTGGCTCAGGCGGCGGCATTGGTCAATTTGCTGGCGGTGGCGGTGCCGGTGGATTAATCCAAGGCTCTAATACCTTGTCTACGAGCGTGGGCTATGAGGTAACAGTGGGTTCCGGTGGAGCAGGAGACTTAAACGTTGATGGACATGGAGCCTCTGGAAACAATTCCGTTTTTTTTAATCAGCTTAGCATTGGCGGTGGTGGTGGGGCCTCTTATTTATCAAGTTTGTCAACACCAAATAACGGACTGTCTGGTGGCTCAGGTGGAGGCGGTTGTGCCTGGACAAGTGGATCTGCTAGTGGCGGATCGGGAACCCCCGGTCAAGGCAACTCTGGCGGAGGAGTAAGCAGTCCAGACCACATAGGCGGTGGCGGAGGAGGGGCCGGAGCCGTTGGACAAAGCGCTACGGGAAGAGTCGCGGGAAATGGTGGGGTTGGAATTTTATCTGCAATTTCTGGGGGGGCCTTGTATTATTGTGGAGGTGGCGGTGGTGCTTGCTATTACCAAAAAGCCGGAGACGGTGGCCTCGGTGGTGGCGGAGGGGGTGGCTCCCAAACATCAACAGACGGCAGTAGCGACACATCTAGGGGAGCAAGCCCTGTATCTGGAAACAACGGTGGATCTGGTGGACCGAATACTGGTGGCGGTGGTGGCGCAAATAGTCAAAGCGCCACCAGCGGTGGAAACGGTGGTTCCGGAGTTGTTATTATTAGGTATCCATCACAAAGAACTCTCACTGCAGGTGTTGGCCATATTTTTTCAACTGTGGTTTCTGGCCTAGACAAAATTACAACTTTTACAGCAGGAACCGGAACCGTAACATTCTCTTAGGTGATAGAATAGATATATGGTAGCTTTAAATTTCCCAGCCTCTCCCTCTAATGGTGACGAATTTCAAGGGTATGTATATGACTCTACTCTTCAAGTATGGAATCGTAAACCAAATACAATAGCATATACTGTTTCTCCAACGGTACCCGCAAATCCTAATGATGGTGATGTTTGGTTCAATGAACAAGATGGTTCATCATACATTTATTACATTGATGAAGATAGTGAACAGTGGGTTGAAATTGGTGGAAAGGTTGGAGCTACTGGTTCTTCTGGTGTAGATGGAATTGACGGTATTGATGGAGTTGGCATTCCAGCTGGGGGAACTACTGGACAAGCCTTGTCTAAAACATCGGGTACTGATTATGATACCCAATGGGTAGACATTTCTACTTCTCTTGAGGGACTTACTGATACTAATATAACTACCCCAGCAGATGGTCAGGCATTGGTTTATGACGATGCTACTTCTAAGTGGTTAGCAGGTGATGTTGCATCTGGTCCTTTACCCGCAAAAACCATTGCGTCTGATAGCATCAACATTGACTTTTCTGACGGTATAGATTTAGAAACAAGAGCTGTAGCTGGAGACGTAACCTTTACAGCATCTAACTATACTTCTGGTGTAAAGAAAACTATTTACCTTGAAGGAGATACTGTTAAAAGATCTTTAACTTTTCCAGCAACTTGGAACTTCATTACAGATACCCCCACAGATATTGGTGCAAACAAAAAGAATCTATTAGATCTTAATTCTTTCGGAACTTCTGAATCTACAACTGTTGCTTTATGGCTAGGTGTTAGCGCATTTGAGCCAATTGTTGCTACTGGAGGAGTGGTTAGTACTATTAGTGTTGGTGGTGTAACATATAAAGTTCATACTTTTGCATCCACTGGCTCTTCGGCATTTGCTGTTTCTTCTATTGGATCAGATAATACTGTAGAGTATCTTGCCGTAGCAGGCGGCGGAGGTGGGGGCGGCGGGGGAAACTCTAACACTAGGGGTGGTGGAGGTGGTGCGGGTGGATTTATTTCATCTACATTTGCCGCTATTTCCCAAAGCTACTCCTTTGTTGTTGGCGGAGGCGGCGCAGCTAGTGCGGTTGGCCTAGGAAATGTTGGCGGGACTGGGTCAACTACTTCTATTTTTGGTATAACTCTTCTTGGTGGCGGTGGCGGCGGAAGCTATGCCGTAAATAATGGTGTTGGTGTCTCGGGAGGTTCTGGTGGCGGTGGTGGTACGCAATCTGCAGCTGCTGGTGGAACATCGATAAATGGACGGGGAAATTCCGGAGGAACCTCTGCTGCTTATAATAATGATACATCTACCGGTGCCGGAGGTGGCGGTGGCTTTGGATCTGTTGGAGAGAATGGAAATGCAGATGGTTCTGGTAATGGTGGAGACGGTGGCCTTGGAATTGCGTCTGCTATTTCTGGAAGTAGCTTCATATATGCGGCTGGAGGCGGCGGAGGTGGTGGCCTAGTTGGAGGTTCTGCAGAGTCGGGGGGTGGTGCCGGAGGCTCTGGCTCACAGAGTGGTTTTGCTGCTTCCGCTAACACTGGTTCTGGTGGCGGTGGAGCATCAGCACAAGCTAATAATTTTCCTGGTGGTCCTGGCGGTAGTGGTGTTATAATTGTTCGTTACCCCATAACAGATCCCAATTAATAATGTATAATTAGTTTATGCCTTCTTTAAATTTCCCCGTAAGCCCAGCCGATGGTGATTACTATCAGGGTTTTGAGTATGATGAAACTTTCGGGGTATGGAAAAGGGTAGGTGGCTCTGGAGCAGCAAGTATGACTGTATCAGAAACACCACCAGTACAAGGTCTAACTAGTGGAGCAATGTGGCTTGACTCGGGTACCGGAAACACATATATTTACTATGAAGACGGAGATACCAATCAGTGGATTCAGTCTTCTGGTATAGATTATATCGCTGGTAGAGGTTCTAACTTTATTGTTCAAAGCACTGCCCCAGGAAATCCGGTAGATGGTGATGTTTGGTATGACCCAACAAGTGGTTTTACTTATATTTATTATGTTGACGCTGATTCTAGTCAATGGATTCAGTTTGGTTTAAATCGTAATGGGGCAGTGGGGCAAACTGGGTCTACTGGTGTAGGAATTCCTACTGGAGGAACTTTGGGGCAAGTTCTTTCAAAAGCTTCTACAAGTAATTATGACACCATGTGGAGCACCCCAGCTTCCGGAGGTGGTGGAGGAGCAGCAGATGATGTTTCTACAATTATTGCAGGAAGGATGTTTGCATAATGAGTGGTATTCAAAGGTTTTTTGCTAGTAGGAGAGTTAGTGATCCAGGAAGTGCCTTAAGTCTTTCTATTTTAGCAACTGGTGGCGCAGAGTCTTTAAGCAATGGGTATAAGGTTCATAAATTCTTATCATCTGGACCACTAACTGTTTCTTATGTCCCCAATGGAGCATTTCTTGAATATTTAATTGTTGCTGGCGGCGGCGGCGCTGGGGGCAATAGCAATATTAATAGTGGCGGAGGCGCCGGTGGCCTTCTATACTCTTCTTCCATTATTGGTCTTGGATTTTCTCCCGTTCTTGTTGGTTCCGGGGGCACACCGCTAGTTAATGGCTCGGACTCCTCTTTTCTTTCACAGTTAGCTTTGGGTGGCGGCTCTGGGAATAGGGCGGAAGGTAGCGGAACTTCTTTTGGCTATCCTGGTGGCTCTGGAGGCGGCGGTGGTTACCTTCAGTCTGGTGGATCTGGGACACCTGGGCAAGGAAACAACGGTGGTAACGGTGGCCCCTCTGGAGGTAAACATCCTGGCGGCGGCGGCGGTGGAGCTGGCGCAGCAGGAGCATCTCCAACAGTAAACACGCAGAATGGTGGTGATGGTGGGACTGGAATACAGGTATCTATCGATGGAGGCACTTCTTTTTATGCTGGCGGTGGGGGCAGCGGTTCTTGGACTGGTGGCGGGGTCTCTTTTGGCGGTAATGGTGGAGGCGGAAATGGAACAGGACATGTGAGCCCTTCATCTGCAACAAATGGAGGGGCAAACACTGGCGGTGGCGGTGGTGGTGGGCAATCTCAGGCTTATTCTAAAAATGGCGGAAGCGGCATTGTTATTGTAAGATACTTATATGCCTAGGTTTAAATCAACACAAAATATTTTTAAAGATAATAGAGAAGAGTTTGATCCTAATTGGTCAGACAAGCCTTTTCTACAGCTTCCGCCATCTATTCCTTGGGATGATTCTAGGGAGCTACAAATAGAGGATATTGATCTTTGGGAGGTTGTTACTGAAATGTCTGGTCCAACCGGAATATATGCTGCATGGCTTCCTTATGCAGAATTTTATATGATTGTTAATAGTGGCAATATTGACTCTACATATTATGGCGAGGGTAGTGATAATTATGCTGCTAAACGGTGTGAAGAATTAAAAATTCCATACCCGAAAAAGTGATACAATAGATCTGAGGTTATTATGGCTATTTATTCTAAAGTTTTGTTATCAGAGTCGGTTAACGGCAAGGGTATTACTGTCGCGGCCACTGCAACTGCGGGCACCCTAATTCATACCGCACAATCGGGGACCACTGGGATGGATGAGGTTTGGCTATACGCAACAAACTCAGAGGCGACAACTGTTAAGCTAACCGTAGAATTTGGGGGGACAACGGCTGCAGAAAACATTGAATTAGATATTCCAGGAGAGTCTGGTTTAATCTTGGTATGTCCAGGACTTGTTTTGAATAATAGTCTAGAGGTCAGGGCTTTTGCTGGTACAACAAATGTTTTGCATATTTCTGGCTATGTCAATAGGATTACGGCTTAGGTTTAATCATGGCACTAACAAGAATGCAGCAACGCAGGGGCACCGCGACTCAATGGACTACTGCCGATACCGTTCTGGCTTCTGGGGAAATTGGTGTTGAGACTAATACTAATAAGTTTAAAATTGGTAATGGTATTTCTGCTTGGAGTACTCTGTCTTATTTTGAAAATGAAACAGATGTTGCGGCTGCAATTCAAGCTGCCGTAGATGGTATTTTAGACTTACCGCCAGCAACTTTAGATACTCTTAATGAGCTAGCTGCCGCTTTGGGGGATGACCCAGACTTTTTTAACACTGTAGTTTATAAGACTGGTTCTACGATGACCGGAGATCTTACTTTGGCAGGGGATCCAACAACCGATCTTCATGCAGCTACAAAACAATATGTAGATAGCCTAGAAACAATGGAACCAGGTGGAACTACTGGTCAAGCTTTAACAAAGACTTCAGGCGATAACTTTGACGTTCAGTGGACAACAATAGCCTTTGATCTAAATGGTCTGTCCGATGTAGATACTACTGGTGCTGTAGATAAAAATACTTTGGTTTATGAAGACAGTCTTGGTCAGTGGATCGCTGGTCCTGGTGGGGGTAGATTTACAGTCTCAGAAACTTCTCCATTAGATGTTCTTAATGGTGATACCTGGCTAGATTCAGTAACAGGAAATAGCTATTTATATTATGAAGACTATGACAACTCACAGTGGATTCAGATTGCTGGTCCAGGTACTGTTGGAGTTCGTGGTTCAAGTGTTTTCGTTCAGACTACCGCACCAACAAATCCTGTATCTGGAGACATCTGGTACGATCATTCTGACGGTGCAACATATACTTATTATGTAGACCCAGATTCTTCACAATGGGTTCAGTTCGGGTATCGGTAAATAGTTTAAAGGTTTATGGTAAAATAATATTATGGCAGTTTTAAATTTCCCCGCATCACCTTCTAATGGTGACACATATGATAACTTTGTGTATGATGCAACAAAAGGAGCTTGGAAGCTTCAAACTTTGCTGGGTAATGACTTAGACAATCTTAATGACGTAGACGCTACTACTCCAACAGATGGTAATTATTTAGCGTATAATAATAGTACGGGTAATTGGGAACCTCTAACACCACCAGAGATTCCTTCACCTATTGGATTAATTTTGGCTTTGGGAGGCTAACAACATGGCAGAAAATTTTACTAACGCAAAAGCAGTTCTTGCAAATACTGCAACAACAATATACACCTGCCCAGCAGCAACAAAGGCTATTGTGATCGGTTGTCAAGTAGCAAATATTTCTGCTGCTTCAAAGAATTTAAGCATTTGGTGGACAGATTCTTCAGATACAAATGCCATTACTAGGCTTGGAGAACTTATTGCTGTTCCAACTCAGGCAGTTTATGAGCCAGTTTCTGGCAAACTAGTTTTAGAAGCAGGAGATACAATTGTGGGTACTTCATCAGTCGCTAGCGACCTTGAAGCTACCATTTCAATTTTGGAGATTTCTTAGTGTCTGGATTTTTAGGACAAGAAAAATCTGGTGGATTTCTTGGTATTCAGCCAGGAAGTTCTTCTGGTAGATGGTCTATTCAAGACGTAAAAGAGCGTAGGTATGGCTTTCTTCCTTTGGTGATTGAAAGCTTGTCTGGAACAGAAATTACTAACCCGTATGTTAGTTCTGGCAGAACGTACAGATATCACCAGTTTAATGCAACAGATACAATCAATCTTGGGTACGTAAATTATGATGCAGAAATCTCTTATTTGATTATTGGAGGCGGAGGTAGTGGTGCTGGCGGGGCAGGCGGATATGTTGAGGGAACTACGTCTGGTTTGGGGTCAGACCCGTATGATGTGGTTGTTGGCGCAGGGGGTGGCGGTACTGGTGGCTATTCGGAAATTTTTTCAATAAGAGGCTTGGGCGGCGGCGGTGGTGGCCAGACTGGTGGTTCTGGTGGAGGAGCTGGGGGTAACGATATTGTTGGAGCTTTTCCCTATGGAAAAGACGCGACTCAGCCAACCAGTGAGTGGGGCGGCTATGGAAATCGTGGTGGTAACGGTGCACAGTCAAACGGTAACAACATATCTTTGAGACCAGGTGGTGGAGGTGGTGGTGCTGGAGGTGCTGGAGGAAATGCTCTCGGTCAATATAATGGTAGACAAGATGTTCCAGGGCCTGGAGGATCAGGAAGAGCATCTTCAATTACTGGATCTTCTGTAACTCGTGCTGGTGGAGGTGGTGGTACGTCTCCATATGGACCAAATGCATCTGGCGGCTCCGGTGGTGGCGGCGGCGGAGGTGGCGGTAACGGCTCAACAAATACTGGATCTGGTGGTGGTAGCAATGGTGGACAAGGTGGATCTGGAGTTGTTATAATTGCATATCCACTAACCGCTCCAGCATAAATAGTGTATAATTAAAACATGACAGCTTTAGACTTCCCCACAGCCCCATCAGATGGACAAATTTACGGTAGCTACATTTATGATGCTACTAGGTCTGTTTGGAATATTAATGCTCAGGGTGTAGCCGCTAGGTTTATTGTTTCTGATGCTAAGCCATCCCCCGTAACTAGTGGCGATGCTTGGTTTGATACAAACGAGGGTGTCACATACGTTTATTATGACGATGGAAGTTCTGCACAGTGGATTGAAACTGGTAGCCAAGTACTTAGCTACAATACCGTTGCAAACCTCACGGACACCACACTGACGTCCCCTGCAAATGGCCAGGTATTGCAGTACAATGGAACTGCCTGGGTAGATGGCATTACCCTTAATCCAACTTCTCCAGTTATTGGTCAAGCATTAGTGTATAATGGATCAGAGTGGACGAACGGAGAATCCGCTGGAGGATTCGAAACAAACTTTTTATTAATGGGAGCATAATATGGCAACAAGTTATAAAGTACTGGGACAAGAAGCACCATTAGCTACTACACCTACTGATGTTTATGCAGTACCAGCCGCAACTGAGGCGGTAATTAGTACAATTATTATTGCAAATAGAGCAGCAACAGCTGGCACATTTAGATTATCTATACGCCCAGCTGATGCTGTACAGACAGACGCTATGTATACTGCATATGATGTTCCTGTTTCGGCAAACGATTCAACTACGCTTACTTTGGGAATTACCCTTGGGGCAACAGATGTTATCACTGTGTATTGCTCTTCTGCAGATATGTCTATAAACGTTTTTGGATCCGAGATTAGCTAAGGGGGTAACTGATGGCTGTTACTTCTATGGCGAACAGTTCCATAAGGGACTTTCGCAAATTCAACACGATGAACGCTTTTGTCAATTTTGGCTTCGATGCGGACTATCTTGTTATTGCCGGTGGCGGTCCTGGTGGTTACGGTGGGCAAGCTGCGGGCGGAGGAGGTGGAGCTGGCGGTTATATCGAGGGAACACAGAGTGCGCTAAATCTAGGCGATTCTTTCACGGTCACGATTGGCGCGGGTGGCACCTCGCCTAAAGCAGGACCATACGCAAATGGAGTCAACTCCGTTTACGGTAGTTTTACGGCTCAAGGTGGGGGTTACGGTGGCGGTAGAGCTATTGAGGGCGCGACCGTAAGCCCTAGCACAGGAGGCTCGGGTGGCGGTGGCCGCACCGACAACGTAGGGGGTGCCGCCTCTAACGCCATATCCCCAGAACTAGGAAACGCTGGGGCAACGGCTAGCACAACCCAGGGCGGTGGTGGCGGTGGAGCAGGTGCCGCCGGAACTCGACCCAACGGCGGTGCCGGTCAGTCCTCCACGATTACGGGCTTGCCTGTGGGTCGTGCCGGTGGCGGTGGCGGTGGAGCAGAATCTGGAGCTACGGGCTCCTCGGCGGACGGAGGCGGGGCGGGTGGCACTTCAGGGAACGGTTCCGGAACGGCTGGAACAATCAATACCGGCGGTGGCGGTGGCGGTGGGTCATCGAACATTGTCGCAGACCGTGGCGGCGGGGCTGGAGGCTCAGGTGTTGTCATATTGCGGTATCCCGTTGGTCTAACCTTGACCGTAGGTGCCGGTCTTACATCTTCAACGGCAACAGATGGCGCTTTCAAGGTGACTACTTTCACCGCCGGAACGGATACGGTGACTTTCTAATGGCATACTACGCTTTCATCGATGAGCAGAATACGGTGACTGGGTAGAATTCACAAACAACGTGTGATATAATTCTTAAAGGAGGAATGACATGGCACATTATGCATTTTTAGATTCAAATAACATTGTTACCCAGGTGATCGTGGGTAAGGATGAAGAAGACCTTGCAGAAGGCGTAACCGATTGGGAAACCTACTATGGTGAACTAGTGGGGCAGGTTTGCAAGCGCACTTCTTACAACACTCAGGCTGGAGTTCACACTGAGGGTGGAGCCGCATACCGTGGTAATTACGCAGGTATTGGATACTCATTCAATGAAGATCTTGATGCCTTTATCCCACCACAAGCATACGCATCTTGGGTACTTAATGAAGAAACTTTTAGCTGGGAAGCACCAGTAGCATATCCAGAAGATGGAGAAATGTACACCTGGGATGAGCCCACTCAGCAGTGGGAAGCTGTACCACCACAAGAGGTTTAATTAAATGGTTGCTTTAGATTTTCCATCAACACCGTCTAATGGTCAAGTATTTGGTCAGTATGTTTACGACGGTACAAAGGCAGTTTGGCGTTTAAACCCTGAAACACCAAATGCTAATTTGGATAATCTTAATGATGTAACTATTACTACACCAACTGATGGACAGGCTTTAGTTTTTGACTCTGCTTCGGGAGATTGGATCAATGAGACCCCAGCATCAACTGTTGATAGTTTAACTGATACAACTATTAGCGGACCAGCCTCGGGAGAATCTTTGATCTATAACGGTTCTGCATGGGTTAATGATGCAACCATTATCAATACAGACGGCGATCCTGGAACTAAAATTTATGTGGGAGCAACAGACCCATCTATTGCATATACTTTGCAAGCAGGGGATTTGTGGATTGAGACACCATAATGGTAACTAACGCAAAAATTTGGAGTGGTTCTGCCTGGATTACAACTGAAGATGTAGATGCCACCATAAGCTCTAACGGAACAGCTGTTACCTCTGGTGGATATGAGTACCACACATTTACAAGCTCAGGAAGCTTGACTGTCCAAAGATCTGGAAAAGTAGAGGTGCTTCTCATTGGCGGTGGCGGGGGTGGCGGCTCCGGTGGTGGTGGTGGTGGTGGTGCGGGGCAGGTATTTAATGATTTTGTAGTTTTAGAGGCTGGAACATATTCAGTAAACGTAGGTGCTGGAAGTCCTGGGACTTGCTCTACTAGAGGCTCTGACACCTTTATTGGCACAGGAGTAAATCCAGGACAAAATTTTGCCATTTCTTTTGGTAGCGGTTCTGGATGCGCGGGCTATCAGCAACAAGTTGATAAGGGTGGGGCTAGTGGCTCAGGTGGAAGTATTTATGAGGCTGGAGGCTTCCCACTTTTGAATAATACATTCTATGGAAATGCTGGAGGCAACGGTCAGTACGTAGAAGGTGGCGGTGGCGGTGGTGGAGCAGGGGGTGCTGGTGGAAACTCTACATCAAGCGTTAGCGGTGTAGGAGGGGTTGGCACGTCTGCTTATTCAGCCTGGGGGCTTGCCACAACAACTGGACAAAATGTTTCTGGAACCGTATATTATGGAGGCGGCGGATCGGGAAGCGCATACAACGGACAAGTTAGCATTAGCGCTGGTGGGCTAGGTGGCGGTGGGGCAAACTCTGCTGGTCTTGTCAATACTGGCGGTGGTGGCTCCAACGGTAATGGCGGTGGCTCAGGTTTGGCCATTATTAGAGTTCCTGTATAATGCTATAATTTATAGTGTCAAATAAAAAATACTTTTTTCTATCTGGAATTCCAAGGTCCGGCAGTACTCTGCTTGCCTCTATACTAAATCAAAATCCAGAAATATATGTCTCGGCAGAATCTCCACTGCCAGAAATTATGCAATCTGTTTGCAATCAATATGTAAGCAATCAAAATCTAGATCACGATAGGTCTAAAGATATACATAATGTTCTTGATAACCTTATGCCATTTTTTTATGCAGGGCATCAGGAAAAGTATATTATAGATAAAAGCTTTTTATGGATTGAGCCAGAGCCCTATGCACTATTAGAAAAACATCTTCAAAACAAAGTTAAGATTATTTGTACAGTTAGGAATCCCCTAGAAACATTTGCTTCTTGGCATAGAGTCTCTAATAGTAATCAAACTCCTGACGAGATTGCGTCTTTTTTTCAACAAGATTTTTTTAACGGAATATCTAACATGAAAAGAATAATTAGTGACGGAAAATCAGACAGCATCCTGATTATTGAATACAACGACATTGTTGAAAACACAGAAAAGACAATTAACGACGTTTATAATTTTTTAGAAATAACAAAGTTTTCACATGACTTTTTAAATATTTTAAATCCTCATAAATATAATGACGCTTCAGGAATAAAGGGGCAGCACTTTGTAAGACCACAAATTCACAAAGAGACCTATGATTTGGAAAAGATGTTCTCATCTGATACAATAAAAAAATACTCTGGTTTAGAGTTTTGGAAAGAGTAAAATGATCATTGTAATTTCTGGTTTGCCCGGAGCTGGTAAAACTTCGCTAGCAAAAGAAATATCTCGGAGAACAAACTCCATACATTTAAATGCTGACGACATTAGATCAGACCTAAGTTCCGATCTTGGGTTCTCTGTTGAAGATCGTAAAGAGCAGGCAAGAAGGCTCGGGGCTGTGGCGAGGCTTTTGTCTAACCAGAATCAAGTCGTTGTTGTTGACTTTGTAAATCCAACAGAAGATACCAGGAAGGCCTTTGGCAAGCTGGACTACTTTGTCTGGGTAGATAGAATAAAGCATAGTAGATTTGAAGACACTAATTCTATCTGGAAAGATCCATCAGTTTTTGATTTAAAAATTTCTAATGGGCAGACTGTTGAAGAAGAAGCAATGCTAGTTCTTTCTGGGTGTAATTTATATGACTGGACAGAGCCCACCACCCTGATGCTAGGCAGATATCAGCCTTGGCATGAAGGGCATGAGGCCCTTAAGCAAGAAGCCTTAAATAGAACAGGCCAGGTTCTGATTGGAATTAGGAATACACATGCTACATCCGAAAAAGATCCACTTCCATATGAAGAAGTAGTTAAATATATAAACCGGTTTAATAGTCAGGGTAGCCATCTAGTAATGAAGCTCCCCAACATTACTAATATTATTTATGGCAGAGACGTGGGGTATAAGATTGAGCAAGTTAATCTGTCCCCAGAAATTCAAGCTATATCAGCAACACAAAAACGTAAAGAGATGGGCATATGACAAGGGTAGAATCACTAATTAAATCAATTGTATACAGACTGTTTGGAACAATAGCAACATTCTTGATCGCACTATTCTTTACTGGTGAATTTTTTATTGCAACTGGAATAGCTATGGTAGAACTTATAATAAAAACAGCTTTGTATTATTTTTATGAAAGATTTTGGAATTTGGTTTCCTGGGAAAGACATAAAAAGTAAACGTAGTGCTATAATTAATACATGCCTTTTTTCCCTTCTTTTGCCAGGTTCCGTGGAATTACTGCGGGTAAGATTATTACTATGGAAGCAACTGGTGGTAATCAAACTTTTGATGTTGTAGTTGATGGTAAAACATATAGAACACATGTGTTTAGTTCAACTGGTTTACAAAAACTTAATGTAACAAGAAAAGCAAATTCTCAAGAATATAGCACACTTGAATGTCTTGTTATTGCTGGTGGTGGGGGTGGTGGCTATGCAGAAAACTATAATATTAATCCATCTGGTGGAGGTGGTGGAGGTGGTGGAGGTATTGTAAATTCACAATACTTCGTTACCTCTAATTCTGTAAATATTTTTGTTGGAGCTGGTGGCGCAACTTCTGGTCACGGCGTAAGCGGAGCAAGCTCTTATGTTGGAGAGTCTGGAGTCTTTAATCTAACTGCTTTAGGCGGAGGAGGTGGTGGAGCTGGTGACGGTGTAAACGGAACAGCTGCTGGTGGAGCCAATTTTCCAGAAAATGGCTATGTAAGAGGTGCAGACGGAGGCTCTGGTGGTGGTGGTGGTAGGGCTGGCAATAGAGGTTTTGGATTACAGCCGTCATATATTTATCCAGGCTTTGGAAATGATGGGTATGCTGGTCAGGGTACTGGTGCAGGAACTGTCTCACCAGCTGGTGTTGGCAAGAATGGTGGTGGTGGTGGTGGTGCTGGGGCCGCTGGCAGCGGTCGCTCTGGCGGGGTTGGACTAGTTTATAATTGGCACAACGCTTCGCAAACTTCTTCTCTTTTTGCAACTGGTGGAACGGGCGGCAGCATGAGTGGCCGAGCAGTTGGACCAAGTGCCCCCAACAATACTGGAAGTGGTGGAAGTGGTGGTAGTGGCCCCCATCCCCGAAATCAATATGGACCAAGCATTCCCGGTGGCTCTGGCGGTAGTGGAATCGTAGTAGTTCGTTATCGTATTGATACTGATTAATATTTTACTGGTCTCTTTGTGTTAAAATAGACTAGGAGATCCAATGACTAATTCCCTAAATCTATACGCCACAAAAGTTTTTTCAGAGCAACCAATTGCTCTATGGGCGTTAGATGACACTACTGACTATGTAGCTCTAGTTGATTCTGCTAACCAAGATTTATCTAATTGGACAGTGACTGGTGCAACTGTTGTTGACGCTACCGACGAATTAGAGTTTACAGAAACCCCACCATTAGCCCCGTTTAGCGCCGTAGCTGTTAATGGTCTTATTGAAGAGAACGCTAACTCTGGGGTAATTAATCTAACTAGCCCACAAGCCCTACAGCCATCCGACCTTAATGCTAATCTTGGATCTGTAGCCTTGGGTTCATACTTTTTTACATATGACAAAAGTGTTACAATTACCTTTGGTTTTGATTATCTTGATCCAACAAGTGAAACTCCGTTAGAAGTCTTATCTGTGGAGAAGTCTCAATTCCTACAGGCTACCCCTGAAAGAGCGTGGGCATTCATATCACAGACTTTTAGTTTGCCAGATAATTTTGCTGATCTAACTTTTAAAATTAAAATAAGCTATACCGTTGGCGTAGACCCATACGAGGTCGTTGTTCATGGAATCAACGCTGGGCAGTGGGCGGAAGAGTTCTACGTAGAGTCAATGGGTACTACTCCAGAACCTTTGCCAGCAAGTATTCCTATTTCATCAAATGGAATACCAGCCTTAGCTTATGGACTAGAGGGGGCTAATGGCTATTACTTATCAAGTGACAATGTTCTTTATGCTAAAAACTCTGGACTACCCTTGGTTTATGGAGCATTCAATAGTACTGTTATTTTTCCCAATACAAATGCTCCATCCCTAATCCTTCCAGGTTACGGGGTAATGAATGAGTCTGGACAATATAAAAACTATACAGTAGAGTTCTGGGCAAAGATACAGTGCAACACTTTTGAGCAGAGAAGAATCTTTGGTCCAATAACATCAACAGATGGTCTCTATGTAGAGGGAGCCTTTCTAAAGCTAAAGATTGGAAATCAGACTGGATCTCACTACGTTGGTGAATGGGACAGGCCAATGCTAATAAACATTAGGCTGACAGATTCATTTGCAAGACTTGTTGTTAATGGAGAACAAGTAGTTTCTTTTGAAATAGACCCCGATCAGATATCCTTTCCAGCTAAAACAAGTGCTCTTGGAAAAGACCAGGACTGGCTAGGCTTCTACGCCTACAGCGATGTCCCGCTAATTCAGCTTGACTGTGTCGGAATCTACCCATACGAAGTTCCGTCTGTTGTTTCTAAAAGACGTTTTGTCTATGGTCAGGGTGTAGAGCAGCCAGATAACATTAAAGGCCTTAACTCAACAAACAATGTTTTTATTGATTTTCCATTTTCTAAAACAACAAAAAGCTACTCTTATCCAAAGATTGGACAGTGGAGTGGTGGCGTTGTAGAAAACGTTCTGCCAAATGCTCAATCTCTTTCTTTGCCAGAATATACCTTACCAAAAATTAACTTTAATAATAAAACATTAGATGATTGGTATTCCGATCTTGCTTCAGAGCAGGGAGATTTTGTTGTAGAAAACACAGCCGAGTATGTCAGCACAGCGGTTGCAACTGATAGCACAAACGGGACCGTATTTGACAGAAGCCTTACGGTTCACGGTCTAAAAATTGTGGTGGCAGGTGCAGTCGGAGGACAGCTAGCGGTCCCAACGGTGTGGGCAGAAAAGGCGGGCAAGGTTGTTCAGCTTCTTACTAACCCAACTGATCCACAAATCAACCTAACTTACCAAAAAAGATTAATAGCAACCCTTAAGGGGGAGGCTGGAACCTATCACGCAGGGCTTCCATCGGCACAAAGAGTTGCCTATGGAGGCGGGGATTCGTATGACCCAAATTTTCTGTCAGATACTGGTGCACCACAATACGCAGGGTATGTTGACTTTCTAGATACCCATGCTGTCAATGACATGGTGTGGTACAAAAACACTAGTGGTCCAGACCCAAGCACAAGCGACAGAGATATTGAAGAAATTATAGAACACTTATTCCACACAATACATAATTTTGGAGTTCAGGGGGCGGTTCCAGGCAGCGAAAATCAAGTTGTGATGGACTCAGACCGAAGGTTTGACCTAGACAACTCTTTTGACTGGACGCAAACAGAACTTCATCTAGCAATGAAAGAAGCCATCACTGCTGGAAAATTTGACCCAAGCGGCTACTCAACAACATACGACACTGACCCAGGAGCAGCAGCTGTTGCATATAAAGAGTACACGTACCTCCTCAACTGGGGGATGTGGAGCATGAGTCAGTTCTGGGACGGAGGCTCTCTCGCCCCAGAGTGGGCAGACGACATGCGCACGCCAGAAGGAATTGCAACCAACAACCCGCTGGGGCATGCACTATTTGTTAAATACTTTCAGCCAGTACTATCTAAGCCTAATTTTACAACACTTCAAAGCATCTTTCAGGACAACGATGCGGGTGCCTCGCAGTACACGCCAAGCTCTCTGGGGTTTGGTGGGTCAAATCAAGGCGTTTCTGACTATTTTATAAAGCTTAAGCCAAACGCTTCTTGGGATTCTACAGGCGGGTACATGCTCTTTGATAACTTTAATCTATTAACATCTGAAACAAAGGGCTTTTATGGAATTTTTACACTAGAAGAGCTTAGCGCAGAAGAAGAAATTCTTTTTGAATTACTTAATGAGACTGTTGGCAGCAAGTTATCGATTGTTCTTGTAAATTCCAACATTGAGTATCGATTAACATATAAAAATCCAAACGGTACATCTTCACAAGAAGTAATATATAGTTCTACTGGGCATGTCGTAAATGGAAAATTTTTAGTAGGATTGCATATACCAAAATTTACAGAATACTATGGTCAAAAGGTTGCTTCATTTTTTGGGTCTAAGCAAAAAATTAAAATGTTTGTGGGGGGTAATGCTTCATTCACCAAGACTTATAGTGGAAGTTTTTCTAAAATAGCTTTTTGTACAAGCAGAAATTTAAGTAAGATTGATTCCTACTTCACGGTTAGAGGAATTCCTACAGACTTTGAAAACGTTTTTGATTTCTTTGGTCAGGGTGTAGATTACGACGGTGGTAATTTATATTTTGGTGATGATGTTGATGCAAATGGAGATGCCCAGTTTCCAATTCCCTCATACTGGTCTGCAATATTGGACGGGGGAGATCCTTTTGATTTCCCCGCAACAAATAAAGAGACCCATAATGCAAGCTATACACTTATTCCAAAAGTAAGTATCGGTGAATACATGCTTGATATTGGAGTAGATTCTTATTGGGAAGACTACCTTCCTCTCAGTTATTTTGGAGGGTACGTTCCAAACAATAAAAATGAAAAAGAGTTTGTTCTAGATTTCTTACAGCTAAATATTGATTACCCAAAGTTTAATATTTTTTCTGGGGATAACTTTGACACTACAAATTCCCCAATCAAAACGTATGTTTCTTTTCAATATATTGCGTCAGGAGCCAACACTTCTTATGCTTCTTTTAGTAGTCCAGAGCCATTGTCTAAAACTGGGGTCGTGGCTCCAGGAACAGATTGGTTAAGTAAAAAATATGAGGTCTTGGATGATACCATTATCTACCCGCCAAAGGGAGTAGACTTTAAAAAAGTTTCAATAAACATCCACATAGAACTAAACGTCGAGGGCATCAGGTCTAACCCCTTTAGGATTAAATCTCTAAGGCTCTCTTCTCAGGCACTGGGGCCGTCTCCAAAAAAGATTGGGACACGGTTTGGTTCAGATATCATTCCCTACAGGAAAGTAAGCACCGCATTTGATTACAAGAATGTAAGCCCTTTTAGCATTTATAAGGGGAGTACTCCATACTTATACAACACTTCCAGTAGTGGCATCAGAATTAGAGATAGCTATACGTCTTACGGAAACCGTGGGCTCTCAATGCCAATTAATCAAAATGCTGCGTCTTTCTTTAAGGTTAGTGCCCTGCAGATAGCCATGAGGTATGACGAACCAACATTCTCTTATTCACCAGTACAAATTTTTGAATTACAGCATGCAGATGATTTGATTAGTTTTTATTTGGTGGCAGATAGTGATAGTCAAAATCGTGGAAGAATCTATGCCATAAATCAAACTACGGGATCCTTACAGCCTGGAATTTCTTATTATCTAAATGGACGTGTTGTAAAGAATCCGGTTCTATATCCAAACTCCTGGTCAATGCTTGGTATGTCATTTGATACTCCGATTAGTTTTGCTAATTTTTCTGGGGCCTTTAGAGTAACCAATCCTATCCTATTCAACAGCTTCTCCTACTACCAAACTACAGAGGCGGACGAAGCCGCTCAGTATTCTTTCCGTAAGTGGTTTGCGGTAAGGTCAGAGCCAGACAACCCCCTAGAGTGGGATAACTGGGACGAGTCTCTCTGGAGCGAGGTATTGTTCTTGGCACAAACAGACCCAGTCGTATTAGACCCAGCAAAAATTTATAAACAATATACAGGAACTGACCGTATAGTTGTAGAAAGCGGATCTGTCTTTAGACTTAATAACTATCAGTACAGCTCATTTAACCAGCTAAAGTGGAACAGGCAAATCCTAGATTCAGCATAGTATGGTATAATTGTGGTTATGAAACAACCAAAACCACGTTTTCCTGGTCAAGTCGGTGACACAAAGGTAAAGGTTATCGAAGAGAAATTTTCTAACTACGGAACCTATGTTTGGCATAAGCCAAATGGGAAAGCCTTTACTGATGGCGAAGGCAATGCTTTATCTATTGAGGCTATGAATGGTGATGTGTCCCGTGTTCAGGAATTACAGGCTGCCGCCAAATACTGGGGACAGCCAAACGGTACAGCAAAGTTTTATCCTAACATGAAAAAGATTTCTGAAGAAGAGCACAGTGAGCAGCTAGATAGAATGAAGCAGGGATTGCTTCCAAACATGAATGACTTGGGGGCTGTTATTGCCGCTAAGAATACACTTAACCAGTGGGGTGATGAGGGATAATGTCAGAATATATTGTTCACGCAAATGTTCCAGAATTTGAAAAAGAAGAAGATATTTTTAAGAAGCAAGACCCATTCATTAAAAGCTGGGATGATCTTAAAAACTTTTCAAGTCTAGATCTTAATTTTAAACGTCGTTCTACAAGGATGGCTAAGGCCTTGCAGATGCCACCAACAGACCAGTACCTTTCAAATGCTAGGACATTCCAGTCTGGACAAGATGGAGCACGCTCTAAAGAAATTAATCCAGGAGACGTGTTTCGTAATGGATACGGAATGTTTGATGTCATCACACCACCTTGGAACTTATACGAACTTGCAAACTACTATGACACATCCTTTGCTAACCACGCTGCCATTGATGCCAAGGTAGAAAATATTGTTGGTCTTGGATATGACTTCCACGTCTCACAAAGCACAATGCTACGTCTTGAAACAAATGAAAATCCAGAAGCAGTAAAGCGTGCTCGTAATCGTATTGAGCGTGCCAAGATTGAATTGCGTGAATGGATTGAAAGCCTAAACGATGATGAATCATTTACAGAAACCTTAAATAAATTTTATACAGATGTGCAAGCCACAGGAAATGGATACTTAGAAATTGGAAGAACGACTAAGGGAGAGATCGGTTACATTGGACATATCCCATCTACTACAATGCGGGTGCGCAGATTGCGTGACGGGTACGTACAGATAATTGGAAACAAGGTTGTCTACTTTAGAAACTTCGGGGCAAAGAACCAAAACCCTATCACAACCGATACACGACCAAATGAGATTATTCATTATAAAGAATACTCTCCACTAAACACGTTCTATGGTGTTCCTGATATTATGTCTGCCGTGGCTTCTTTGCACGGAGATCAGCTAGCTTCGCAGTACAACATTGATTACTTTGGAAACAAAGGTGTGCCACGCTACATCGTAACTCTTAAGGGTGCTAAGCTGTCGTCTGATGCAGAGGATAAGATGTTCCGATTCTTGCAAACAAGTCTTAAAGGACAATCCCACCGAACACTTTACATTCCTCTTCCTGGTGATACGGAAAACAATAAAGTAGAGTTTAAGATGGAGCCCATTGAGAATGGGGTACAGGAAGCATCGTTCAAGGAGTATCGTAAGCAGAACCGTGATGAGATTCTCATTGCCCACCAGGTACCGTTGTCTAAGATTGGTGGTGGAGACTCCTCCGCGATCGCCTCAGCTTTGGCACAAGACAGAACCTTTAAAGAACAGGTTGCACGTCCAGCACAGAAGAACATTGAAAAAATTCTTAACCGTGTTGTTAAAGAACGTACAGACATTCTTGAATTAAAGTTTAATGAACTAACCCTGACAGATGAGATTGCACAATCTCAAATTCTGGAACGGTATGTAAAGACTCAGGTCATGACGCCTAACGAGGCACGCCAACAGCTTGGCTTGCCACAGAGACCAGATGGGGATGACCCATTTGAAATGTCCACTCGTCAGGCTACCGACATGAGGGCAAACACCGCTCAGAATAGAGCACGCGATGCAGAGAGAACAAACAATCAGTCCGATGGACCCGCCGCTATTACTGGGCGGAATCCTCAAGGTGAAGGCTCTGCTTCAGAATAATGTTGTTTTTTTAAACAATGTTATAAAAAGGTTATATAATGGAGTTAGTATGACTATTATCAAAGCCCATTGGGATACCGAAGGCGACTCAGTTCGCCTATCTATGCCGTTCGCAAAAGTCGATAAAGACAGGCGAATGGTTTCTGGTTTTGCTACGCTAGATAACGTAGACAAGCAAAATGATATTGTTACTACCGAAGCATCTCTAGATGCTTTTTCAAGATTTCGAGGGAACATCCGTGAGATGCACCAACCCTCTGCCGTAGGGAAAATGGTCTCATTCAAACAGGACAAGCACTTTGATCCAGATACCAAGAAGTTCTATAGTGGCGTTTATGTTTCTGCATATGTTTCTAAGGGTGCTCAGGATACTTGGGAAAAGGTTCTGGATGGTACTTACACAGGTTTTTCAATTGGCGGTAAGATGTTAAAGTGGGATGATGCATACGACGAGAAGGTTGATACACAGATTCGTATTATTAAACAATATGATTTGGTAGAGCTTTCTCTTGTCGACTCCCCCGCAAATCAGTTTGCTAGCATTATTTCAATTGAGAAGTTGGCTGACAGCGATGTCCTTAGGGGCGACGGTGTTGCTGATTTAGAAAATGTGTTCTGGGATTCAGACTCTGGGCTGGTCATACTGTCTGATGATGAATCCGAGAATCACCCAGTGTCAGGTTCATCGATGCAGAACATTGGTTTTGTAGAAAAAACAGATGATAAAAAAACTGACATGATTAAGTTCTTAGTTGATAGTGCTAAAGGCATGAATCTTTCTAAGATGACAGAGGAGGTAAATCCTATGACTGAAACAACAGAAGAAATCACAGAGAAATCTGATGAGATCGTTGAAGAGGTAGAGGTCGCTCCAGAGGCAGATGCCGAAACTGAAGAAGTTGTGGAAGAGGAAGTTGCTGAAGAAGCAGCTCCCGTTGACCCCGCTGAGGCTGAGGTTGAAGAGACTGAGGCTGAAGACGTTGACGCTGAAAAAGCTGACGTCATCGACGCTGAAGTTGAAAAGGCTGACGCTATCGAGGCAGAAGAAGGGGTCGCCAAGTCCGACGATGTAGCTGTTGCTAGCGCAGTAGCTGACATTAAGGATGTCCTCTCATCAGCCTTTAGCGATCTTGCAGAAACCGTTAAGTCTCTTCACGAGCAGGTTAATGCATTAAACAAATCAATTACTGGTGTATCCGAAGAGTTGGCAGCTACTAAAAATGAAGTTGCTGAAGCTAAGGGCCATTTTGATGAATTTGGTAAGCGTGTCGATGCTGTTGAGCATGACACAGCTTTCCGCAAGTCTGGCGATCTAGGCGAGATCGTGCAGGAACAGCCAGAAATGGTTGAAAAATCCCTATGGGGCGGTCGTTTCCTCAAAACTGCCGACTTATTTAAATAAGACTAATAAATCACTTAGGAGGTGACAATATGTCGGAAGAGATTAAAAAGAATAA